GCCGTGGTGAACGTGCCAATACCAACCTCAAAATCGCCGGTAATAGGGTCCACTGCGGCGTAGTAGGTTTCGTTGCCGTTACCAATCACCGAAAAGCTTTGAAACCCAAATGCAGCAGCGCCAAGGGTAAAGTCACTTGTCCCTGTGGTGGTGGTCGTAACTTTAACTCGGTCTTTTACAACGATTGCCATTTTTATTCCTTAAACCGGTACAGATGTCCAGCTTGGTGTCGATGCGTTATCTGGCGCGACAAAGTTAGGTACTTGTGCAACACTTACATTTTGCCAGTTTGGCGTCTGCGTGTCACTAATTGAAGCCCAAACTACCGTGTTTCCTATTTGGATAGTAAGCTGAACCCCTTCTGGATACACAGCAACAGAACGGAACGCCGCTAGCGCATCAATTACCGCTGCCGCCTCAGCTACTGAAGCTGAAAATGCGCTTCCTGAAGTCAAGAATTCTGCGGCAGAGCTTCCCTCCGCAATAACACCAAAGAAAATCTTTGATGTGGTCGATACTTCTAAGCCAGACGCCGCTTCTAATATCGCTGCCAGTAAAACTGCGTTACCTTCTGGGAAATCCAAGGCATTTGCGGTCTCGCTCACACCTGTCAGCATCGTGGCTATAACTGACTCAGTACTTGCGGCTGCAAGGGACTCTGCTACAAACGCTGTAAGTTCTGCTTGTCTTGCCACGGCATCTACAACAGACCCGGTTTCATTTACGCTAGCAGAAGTTTCACGTGTGCTTGTTGGAGCGTCTACAACCGATCCAATTTCGCTTACGCTGGCAGATGTTGCAAGTGTGTTTGTTAGATCATCGACAGCAGACCCGGCTTCACTCACACTAACCAGCATTGTGGCTACAACCGTCTGGGCATCAGAGACCGACCCAATCTCATCCATGTTTGCCAACAATGTGGCAACGGCTGCTAATGCGTCAGCAACAGACGCATTTTCGTTTATGCTTGCCGACAGTTCGGCTATGGCAGTTTGGGCGTCAGAGGCAGACACGCCCTCACTCATGGACGCAGCTATACCAATTATGGCGTTTACAGCATCTGCAACAGACGCGCCTTCGGCCATGTTTGCCAACAGCACAAAGGAAACGGCAAGCGCATCCAAAACTGCGGCAAGCTCCTCCACACTTGCAGACATTGTGGCTGTAGCCGCCTGAGCGTCTAAGGCACTTCCAAGTTCATCCACGCTTACAAACAGCGTGGCTATAGATGTTTGAGTATCAGAGACCGACCCAAGTTCGTTTATGCTCGCCACCACTGACGCTATGGCTGCTTGGGCGTCAGAGACATCTGTAATTTCGTCAATGTTTGCCAGCATGGTGGCGATAGCGGCTTGAACTTCGGAGACCGCACCAATCTCGTTCACGCTTGCCAACATAGTGGCAATGATTGATTGGGCGCTTTGCGCGGAGGCAATCTCTTCAATAAGCGCGGCAAAATCTACTTGCCCTGCTTGGGCGTTGTCTACAGACGCCGCCTCATTATTGGCAGCGGCAAAGATGTTGTTGACTGTGTCGGTGGTATCAACACCCGCACTATTTTCCGCTACGGCTACAACAAATGCGCCGCTTACCCCTAAACTGTCTACAACTGCGCTGTTCTCTGCTACCGCTACATCGAACTCACCTGCCCCCTCGGCTAAAGAACCGAAGGGGGCTTGAGCAAATGCAGCGTAGCCAAACACTCCACCGCCTTTATGTAGCGGTCAGCGAGAAGGTGTATGTAACGTTCAGGGTGTCGCCGCTGGCTACAGACTTGTCGCCGCCGGTAAAGTCACCAGCAGAGAACAAAACGCCAGAAGTGCCGCTTGTTACTGTGCATAAAAACGCGCCAGCAATAGTGGCTGTGGCGTTAATAGCAAACGTCGATGGCGATGCTGAGTTAGAAATAACAGATGGGTTAGCGGTTGTAGCCGTGCCAAATGTAACTGCCTTGCGCGTACCGGAGTAAGCCGTGCTTTCAGTCCAACCAGCGTGAGACGCTAGTGTGTCTGCTGCGGCAAACGTAGTGCCGGAACCGGGGCCGGTTACTAGACCCAAGAAGAAAGCGCCCGTATACACAGTGCCTTTAAAGTACTGCGTGTTCATATCCTGTATACCTACGTTCATCACGAGGTTGTGGAATGTATCAGCCCATTTGACTTTGCCGTCCGGGCCAACGCACTCGACAACGTACGCACCGCCAGCGCCAACCGCCTCTGCTGATTTTGGATTGGTAATAAGACCCGCAGTAACGGTATCGCGGGTTTGGGTTTTTTCGATAGGCATAGGAACTCCTGTTTAATTAATTCGCACAATAGCACTGTTCGCGCTGGGGGTGGGGAAAATCACTTGGAAAGTGTCGTTAACGACGGTTTTATCTGCGCCAAAATCTAACACTGCCACAGACCTGTTACCGTTTGTACTGTTATAAATAAGAGCGCCACGGGTTGTAAACGAAGCAGCTTGCCACGTAGAAGCCGCAAAACTAACAAATGCTGTTGGGATGCCTAGTGTGTTATTGCCAGAGGTTGGAGATACGCTAATGGTAAGGATGTTACCACCCGCCACATAACCCGCTCCAACAACTTCGTCGCTTGATGTGTAAACAAGTGAGTCGGCATTGAGTGTTGCCGCAGCGGTGTACAGGGCAATTTTAAAAACGTTAGGCGAGGTTGGCCCAAAGTTATGAAGCGCCTGAAGCAACTCAACTTTAAAACTGGTCGTTGCGGTTTGTGCGATGGTCATGTGACTTTAATCCGTACTTGTCCGCTGCGGTAAGCGTCCTGCCGCTCCATTCCGTCACCGAGACGTTTTGCAAGTGCTAGAGCTTCGTTGTACTTGGTATTGTACAGCGTGACCATATCAACCTCACCCTTCATGTACGTGTAGGCTTCCACCAAGCTACCGTACAACAACACAGAGTCAAAGTTGTCACCAAGCCATGACGAACCCGCACTAACAATTGATGTTGGATAATAGAAATAATTCATTTCCGCAACATAATTTGCATCTGGGGTCGGGCCAAGTATAAATGCAAGTTCGGTTAAATTAGCCGATTGCCCACCATACAGAGCATAGTATTTTGGCTCACCGGTAGATGTTACCTTTGGGTATGCCTGCCGCATAAAGTTTACGTCTTTATCTAGCAAGAAAACGTATGACCCATCAGCTAATACAATTGATAAAGAATAGGGTGCTAGAAAATCATTTGGGCAAGCCAAAAATTGATTTCCTGTTGAAACTGCGCCTTGTATGGTTTTACGTAATACAGGGAACTGCACCGAATTGTATATACGCAGTTCGGCTTGCGTGATAAAGGTATCAATCTGAGCCTTACTTGACAAGCTAGACGCTGTACCATTGTTCACCACCGTTGTAGCGGGGAACTGGTTTTCAGTGTAAGCCTGAATCGCCGAGACAAGGTCAGAATAGTTCATGGTTTATGCCATTGGGCCACGAGCCATCAAGCCTTTAGTGGCCGCGCCAGTGCCACGGATTTTAATACCCGAAGTTTTAATTGGCTGGTTACCAGCAGACTGACTGATAGCGCCAAGGCTCACATTGTAGGTATCCAACTCGCTCTTGTTTGGCGGCTTGCCCGGATTGGGTTCTACAGCCACGGCTCTACCAGACATGTTGTGGGGCTTGGCATAGACGCTGGCATCACCAACTTCTTTACCACCCATTTTTTTGCTAAAAGTAGCCATCATTCTCTCCTTAAGGGGTAACTGTAACTGTACCAATTTGTACGCCTAAAGCCAAGGGGTTTGGCGTTAACGCATTGTCAAAAAACCTAGACCCACCTACCGGGTTCCAACCCCATTGAATATTCCTACTGCCCTCACCTTGGTAGCCGTTTGCCAAAAGCCCCGAAGCCACGTAGCTTCGGTCTGGACGAGGGTTCCTCAAGGCTTGCGGATCGTCTACTGGGTACATGCCTAATTGAAGCTGTGGTTGATCTGGGTCCCAACACTCAGGGCATACAAGCAAATTGTATGTCTTAGTCTTGATAACTTCCTTCTTCAACAACTTTAACTTAAAACGTTGCCCGCAGCGATCACACTCCGCA